CTTTTCGGTTATCGTCCTGTATGCCTGGTCAATCGAATTTATTTTCGATTGCGCGATCCTTCTGCCGACATCGTCGCCCGCGGTCTTGAATATATTCGCTTCGTTCTTCGCATAACGAACTTTGGTTTCAAGGTTGCGCTGCACCTGCGTCCATTGATACCGCGTTTTCGTAACGCCTTTTATAGTGATCTCTTCGCTGGTTTGCGCACGCAAATACGATAGGTGCGCGTCCGTGTGCGCAGGAGACGATGCGCCAATGACGATGGGAAACGCAAAATGTCGGCAATTCCACTCCCCGATCGGGCGCTCTAGCCTCGCCTGAAGCTGATCAAACTCTTCTTTTGTGTACTGCTTGCCCTGCACATCGAGGTGATCCTCAGCGCAATCTAAGTGCGCGGAAATCTCCACGCCGTCAGCGCCAAACTCATCACCAACCTCTGACGCGATCGCCTGGTTGATCTGCTTCGTGCCATCAAGGATGTTCTGGCGTACAGCGGTGTCAAGGCGGCGGGTGAGCCCACTCTCATAGGTCACACGCACGCCCTCGCGCGAAACCGTGCGAAGGGTTGAACGTACGGCGCTCTTATAATCTGCAACGCCTGATTGCACAGCCGTAATGGCCTTGTCGATCGTCAGTTTGTACAGGCTGGATTCCACCGTTGTGTTAGATAAATTGAGCATCGCCTGCGCTGTTTGCTTGGCCTGCGCGCGGACAAGTCTCATCACGGCGGCGTTTGCCGCGAGTTTTTCGGTCATGTACGTGTCGTAATCAGCGTATGACGAAAGCGCCGCCTCTTCGATGGCGCGTTGCGCCTCACGAGCATTGCGCCCTGCCGCCCGAGTGATCTCTTTTTCGATCTCAGCAAGGTTATCACTCATGCGCCGGATCTCTTTAAGCCTATGCAAATCGGTCGGCGTCATATTCCCGATGTCGGCAATGTGCTGCCCGATCAATTCAAGGTAATGCTGAGTGACCTCATCCATGCGCGCCTGAAATTGCGCGAGAAGAAATTCAAGTTCATCATCAGACAGCACTGCCGCCACCGCCTAGTAAGCTGGCCATGCTGTCGCCATCATATTTTTTGACATCATCAATCCGTTGCTGCGCTTCTTCAATCGTGCCGCCTTCAACCCACTGGTTGAGACGTGCCTTGCGAATCATACCGCCCGTTTGCAGCTCTGAAAGTTGCTGGAATGTCTCGCTGCTGCTCTCGTACATGCTGTAGTCCCAGTCAACAGAAAGGGCATAAGCGCCACGTGCCCCCGCAGGCGTCAACCCGAAGTATTCGGCGAGCACATCATAAGCATAAGCGAGGTCGTCCAACGCATCTTCCCACTGCTCCCGCATTGCGTCCACGATACAAAACGTATCGTATTGCCCCGCGCGGATTTCCGTAGCAGTTGCGCCAAATGATGTACGCTCAGTGAGTATGCCACGCGATGTGCCGACTGCTTTTTCAAGAAGCGCAAACAGCTCTTCAAGCCGCTTGTACATGGCGCTGTCACGGATCGCGGGGGAAAACATCAACCAAGGTTGATCGCCCTCAACGGTGTCAACAGGGATAAACGGAAAATCGTTGTCCTGTACGGTCGCACGGATGTCTTCGATATGCCTCCCGTAGGGGAGAGTGTTTCCGTCAGCGTCTTTGACGGAGCTCTTCTTTTTGCGCCACAAGCCCGAATCAAGGCCGAGCATGGGGCGCGTGAGCTTATACTCGCGCCGAATCAGAGCAAGATGCTCAGTGATTTCAGTGATAAGGGCATCGTTTCCAAATGTGATTTCAACGCCGTACTCATCTTTGTCAACGCGATTATCTACCGGGCAGCGGATAACTGCAAAAAGCAGACGATCAACATTTGAAATCGCGATTTCTTCAGCGATTCCCGCCCACTCAGGGAAATCTGTCAGCGGAACGGCTGCGCCAGATTCATTTACCGCTCTATTGACGATACGATGAATGCCGTTTTCGACGGTGTAATCCGATAGCCTATAGTAATGCTGATCAATGCGGGCGATGATGTCCGCCACTAACGTCGCGGAGGTAATCCTATCATCCGCCATGCCGTTGATGATCATACGGTGTTGATCGATCATTGAGAACCGAGCTTTGCCGTTTTCAATGTAAGGCACAATTACCTTGCCGCCCTTGCCGAATGTCTGCACGGTGATTTTTCTGGATTTCTTCCACACGGACTGAATTGCAGCATCAATGAAATCGGCACGCCTGTTTTTTGCGCCATCCAGCCCCGTAACGGCTAAAGTGCTCTGCGCTTTGACAAGGTTTGTAAGCTTGTTTGCAAAGATCGCTGTGATGTTTGTTCGCGTCGTGTCCTCGTATCGTTTTGCGCTATCCTGTGCCTCACGCGCGGCATCACGCGCGATGGGGCGACGACCGAACAGTCGCTTTACCCACTCAATAAATCGCTGAATCAAGTTATTGCCCCTTTCTCCGCCAAACGCGGTCGAGCGCATAGCGGACACTGTCGATACAATGGTTGTTTACATCAGGATACCCACTCATGATCTCGCCCGATGAGCTCCGTTCCATCTCGTATTCTTGGAACTCAGTCGCCGCATGCGGGCAGCGCACCGGGTCGATGACGATCTTGCATTGTGATTGCAGCCACTTCATCGAGTAGGACACGCTACCCTCGCCGGATACGGTGCCCTTCATGGCGGGCCGGATCGAAACAAACCCGAACTCTTTAAAGTCCGCGATGCTCTTAGGCTCCGCGCTGTCTGCCGATATGTCAGCGTACTCGCTCACGCCACGCGCCCGCAGATCGTCGTATGCGTCGCGGTTGCCGCGCCTGTATGCGCGGTACTCGTTGAAGATATAAACCGTCATCGTCGCGGGGTTGTAGCTCACCCGCACCCACTGGAACGGGTCAGGGAAGAATCCCCAGTCAACGCCGTCGTAGATCGTACCGAAGGTTTTGATCTCGTCGTCAGTGATCTCGCGGATCTCCAAGTTATCAAACACTTGCGCGCCTGTGCCGGTGATCTCGCCGAGGTAGATGTGCCGATAAGCGGTTTCGTTTACTCTGCGCAGCTCGTCGGCCTCAACGTAAAACTGTTCACCATTCCAAGCACGAGGTATGTCGAGGTAGGAACTTTTGTGCACGAGGCGATCAGCGCGGGGGAGCAGTATATCTTTGTTTGCCCAGTTAGCTGCCGTGATCGGCGGGTTGAATGTCTCAAAGTTCCAAAAGAGCTCTCCACCACGCATGGTGGATTCGGTGATTTTGTGCACCTCTTCGCGCCCGGCGAACTGGTCGAGTTCCTCAAAATGCGTAATGCCGATGTAGCCAGACTTAACTTTTATAGATTTGATCTTGCCCGGATCGTCTGCGCCTCTGAATAGTATCTTCTGTCCAGTCGGGAGATATCGAATTTCCATTGGCGATGTGATCGCCCTGAATTCATGGTCAAGCCCAAGCTTTGAAATCGCCCACTCATACTGCGCGAATACGCTATCACGCATGGTATTTGCCACCTTGCGCATCACGAGCGCGTTTACGCTTGGGTTGCGCTTGATCAGTAACGGGATCTCGAACGAAACAAACGAGGATTTAGTAGATCCGCGCCCGCCCGCGAAAGTGAAGTGCGTGTACTTATGATCTCGTACCGCACGGTGAGCCTCGTGGAACACCGGCGCGATCAGCCCGCTGAGCCGGATGCCGTCATCAGATGTCGTCAATGATCGGCACCACCTTTGCAGCGAACTCCTCAACCTGCGCTTTCTTGCGATCGAGCTCCAGCCGCGCGTTATCGTATGCGACTTTGTGCGCGTCCATCGGATTGATACTGAAATAGCGTTCGAGGAAATCGAGCGACTTCTGACGGTCGGCGAGCTTAAGCGATACCCCTTGATCAGTTTCTTTGACTTCAGATATCAACTGTCCGTCTACTTCGTCGCTATTTTTCAGCGTAACGAGAAGCCCTTTGAAGTCAAAGAAGTCTGTGATATCCGCAAAAGCTATGCGCATGTGCAGCTCCACGACATCCTGCGCGGTGGCAAGCAGTGCTTGATTCTTAATAGCCTGCAAGCGCTTGATCTCTGCGAGAATCACTGGATTCTGCAACTGCGTATAGCCATAACTGTGCGCCGTACGATAGTCAACGCCATAAGCCTGCCTGTATGACTGCGTCGCGTTATATGTCTTGGTGTAGAGTAAACAAAAAGTAATCTGCTGCTCAGTCAGAGTGGTGTTCTCTGCGGCGGCTTTGACTACTTTCTTGTCGACTTTTTTCTGTCGTACTTTGTCCTTTTGCAGTACTGCTTTTTTTTGCAGTACTACAGTCCAGCAGTCACGGGCTTTCCATGCCGCAACAGTCTTTTCATTGATGCCCAGGCGCACAGCAATCTCACGATTCGTAATCTCGCCGTTCGCTTCATCGAACAGGCGTTTAGCCTCATCGCGTAATGGATCGCGCTGCTTCGCCATGGTCACCACCTCTCAATCTAAACTGTATGAAAAAGAGACCCGGGCGCACGGCCTAGGTCTCTCGCTGACTTCACGATTACATTTTATCACGATTGAAACGGCTATTGGCGGACATCTTTTGCGATCCGGCGGCAATGCCGTTCGCAATACCCTGCCTCGCTCGCCACAAGCCGCCACGGCAGCCCTTTGCAGTAGCGCAGGCGCAAGATTACCTCCTGCGCTTCCGGCAGCTCTGCAAGCTCCTGATCGACCGTGAGTATGGCGTGCTCTAGATCGATGACCTCTTTAGTCAGATGGCGTTCTAGGTCGTCCAGCTCGCCGACGTACTCTGCGAGGCGGTCGCGCGTTGAATCGTCCTGCCCGCGCTCACCCAGCTGCTGCGCTGTGTACTCTGCCCGGGAGCGCAGGCGATCGATGCGCTCTTGCAGAGAAGTGACGCGCAAGCGCTGCCGTCGCACATTCTTCAGGTCGTCATGCGTCATTTGCCCTCCTTCCTGAACGCGCTGCGCTTGCATTCGAGCGCGACAGGCGGCTGCGTGCCATGACCAAACACAACCCACAACCAGACGCGACCGAAGAACAGCGCACGCAATCGCTCACGGAAATTCATGCGCCAGCACGACAAGCAGGATTCACCGTCCGTGTAAACGTCGAGCGAACTGCATTCCTCATCAGTCATGCTGTCTGGTTTCCCAAGAGTTCGATTGGATTCTTTAAACTTTACTGGTGTCATGGTTAATTCCCTCCCTGCAATTGCTGATACGTTCAGTAACTCTTAAAGCAACTTCTGCATGCTCAATGATAGATACAGC